TGTTTATAACTCAACATTAACATTGATTCTGCAAGAAGATGGAACAATGCCTGATGATGCTTATTTTGTTGATCATTGGGTCTCAGCAGCCCTTGCTTCACAAGATGTTTATAGAATCAAAGTCCTTGTTCACTCAACAAAGAACCCTGTTGATAATGCAAGGATTCAAGAGGTGTCTCCTATTTATGAAACTGATTTGACAGATTATGTCATCTCTCATTCAGTTGATAGAACAAGGGACTTGCATGATACAAGCTTGCCAATTGCTGGCACAGGTTCTTCTTCTGCATCCATTACGCTAGATAACACAAATAAAGAATTTAATATGTTCAGCTCTGGATCAATATTTGGACCTTATATGAAAAAAGATTTAAAGATAACTATTGCTAATGGTTGGAGGATTAAGAAAACAGATGATGTCATTTCAACGACACAGCTTTTGAGTTCAATATCAAATTCCTCTTCAACAATCATGGTTAAAGATGGGGATATCTTTCCTGATGGTGGTGCAGGTAATTCTTTTGTAATCATTCTTTCCCCTAATACTCAGGATGAAGAATATGTTCTTGTCTCCAGTAAGTCTGGAACAAGACAATTGACAGTTGAATCTCGTGGTTATGGAAATACTGTTGCAAAAGCCCATTCAGCAAACGCTACTGTCACATTTGACCCATATGAGTATGTCCATGCCGGGACATTTTATGTTGATGAATGGTCAGGTTCTTCATCAATGCAGGTCTCCATTAAAGCTAATGACGCATCAAAGTTCTTGACAGAAAAGCAAATTACAAAAGGTTTCTTCTTGCAGACCACAACTGCTGGCGATGCTATTGGGAATCTATTGATGATGGGTAATTTCCCACAAGCTGACTACAAACAACTTGTCCGTTACATTGATGAGCCAAAGAGGATTGGGGCAATTGCTCAGTATTCTTTTAATGAACCAACAATTGATAGATCAGCCAATGTCGTTGTTCCATCAACAGGTTTGAGAGCAAGGTTCTGGGGTATTCCAAGCGGTAAAGAATATCTTGTAACAGATATTGTTGCTGATGCAATGGATAAACAATTATCAGATATGGACAAAGCTCTTGGTCTCAAGGCATTCATCTCCCCCAGCTATGTTGCGCTATCAAAGGATCTGGTTGATTCAAATGCGGGTGCAGCCGTATCTCTTGAAGATTACGAGTTCACATCTTTTGGGGGTGAGGTCAATGATATTTATTACAACGGTGTTATTGATGGATACTATATTCCAAGCGAATCTGGTGTTCAAGAGTTATTTATGAAAGTCAAGAATGGCGGTGTTCGCGTATTCTTTGATGAAAATTTAATTATTAATGAATGGTTTAATCATGTTGGAGTATTAACTGATGTATCAAGCACTATATCCCAAAATCTTGATTTAGATGCTGGTATTCCTTACAAGATTAGAATCGAATTCTTTCACACATTCAACACATCGGTATATCCGACATCCGGTGAGATTGTTGCAGCAGGTCTTCCCTCAACACTTTACGCAACATCTGCTTCGTTACAGACAGCTGGTAACATAACTTTAACTAATAGACCTATTGTTGAAAATGATGATGGAACAGTAAGCACTCTTCGCTCAATAAGTTTTAATGATGGAGCCAATGAAGTTGTTATACCAACAGTTGTTAATGGAATTATTGTTGATAACACAACTGCAATTAATCACTACATTGCAACCGGTTTTCATCTTGGAAAGTTTGCAACAGGTGCAACAACAGCAGCTTCAATTTATGCTGCAGCCCTTCATACAATCCAAGAAGCTTGGATTGATTTGGTTCAACCCTCAAAGTTTGATTTGGAATTCTGGAGATCAATTGGCGGTACTGACGAAATAGTTCCAGCTACAGACTGCGCAACCATCGTAGCCTTTGACGCAATAGGCTCTAGGGATGCTTCTCCTGTGATTTCTAACAAGAATGCCAACCACCACAAGAATGATGCAATTTATAACAACCTTCCCCTTCTCGCTCAACCAACAGGGTTGGTCTCTGAACCGGACAATAAATCTGTATCCTTGACCGGAACGAGCTATATAAGAATCCCCTACCACTCATCACTTGACATCGTAAATAGTGCTAGTGTGAATTATACTGGTCGTTGGTCAATAGAGATTTTTGCAAAGTTTCCTAGCGTATTTGCTAGTGGCGGAGAATACTTGTCAAACTGGAATACGGGAGCTGTCTCCAATGGTTTTGCTTTCTTCAATACATCATCATCTCATGGGTTTAAGATATATACAGCAACGGGGTTAGTCACGGTGTCTTCATCAACAGCTCTCTCAACCGCAAATTTCTCTCACCTTTTAGTTACATGTGATGGTTCTCGTGTTTATTACTATGTAGATGGTGTTCTTAAAAATTCTACTGCACTAGCATCTGCACCAATTACTTGGGCTTCAGATGATATTACAATTGGTGGTAGAGGTTCTTCTTATACGGAGTATGTTGATAATGTAACGCCTTATGGAGAGACTGCTCCATCTTCATACGCAAACTTTGTAATTGATGAGTTTGCAATTTACAATACATTTTTAAGTCAAGAGCAAATAACTAATAGATACATTGCCACTAAGATTCAACCATTAACTGTGTTCCCTTTCTTGTACGGTAATGATAATAGTATTAGAGAAATTATTGACACTATCTCTTTGGCTGATTTTGGTCGTATGTATATTGAAGAAACAGATAACTCAAGGTATGACCACTTCAATAGATTCTTTGAGTCTTCAATTGATCAACACGCAAATGTCCAAGCGTCAATTTCTGGCGATACACACATCACATCCGCTGACTTCAGTGTTCAGCTTCAAGTTAACAAGGTAACGGTGAATATTGCCGGACTGACATCAATCCTTCAGGGTCGTCAAGGTCTTTGGAACGCAGAAGACCCAACAACTCTCGGTGTTGTCACACTGGCTGCAAACGCAACATCATCTTCAACAAGTATTATCGTTGATACAACCGACAATCCCCCATTCCCGAAGAACGGTTATTTAAAGATTGATAGTGAGATTGTAAAATACACATCGATTACATCAAATTCTTTCAATGGTCTTGAGAGAGCGCAGTTTGACACAGTTGCTGCTGCACATACCACAGCAGCAAAAGTGCGGGAAGTTAAATATTACGACATCAAATATGACAAAGCTCCTGCCTTCGACATCCAAAGCCCCTTCATCAGTGCTATTCGCTATGAAGACCCAGACCTTGTGGAAATTCACAGGTTCTTGCCAACGGCTTATGGTGCTGAGTTAATTATGGTCGCTTCAAACTCCGTTGAGGCAAATAGTTTTGCTTACCTTCAGGGAACAAACCCCCTTACAGGGGAAGTCCAATTGACATCAATTGCTGGTACACCGATTCTTACCACAGAACAGGCAAGTCAGGTTAAGACGCAGAGCGGAACACTTGCTTCAGACATTAGAAAATACGGTCTAAAGGAAATTGTAATTGATAATCCTTATATTACAGATGCAGAACACGCTACAAAAATAGCTAATTTCATGATTTCCAAATTGGCGGAACCTGTCCCTATTATCAATATCAACGCAATGGCTATGCCTAAACTACAATTGGGTGATAAGATTCGCATTACCTCTATGAATTCACTTGATATAATTAATAGTGATTACTGGGTTGTCTCCCACAGCATGAGTGTTGGAGATTCCTTAGATCATTCAATTACATTAAGGAAGGTTGTCTAATGGCAAGAATTAGAATTGCTTCAACATCTGGTGCTTCTGAAAACACAATTGTATTCTCCCCTGCTGGTGGTCACTCTCATAACGGTAGAAACTCGTCATTAATTGATTCAACTGCTTACTCAATTTATGATTTCTCTCCGACCTTTGTTGGAACAGAGGTAAATCCAGATAGATCTGTTCGTCAAGAGAATAACCGAATCGCATTTGAAGATTTAATTAAGAGGGTTGTTAATAACTCCGTTCTTGCACCTGCCGGTATCCGCCTAGAGCCGGGGTCATTGAATGGCTCATTAATCATTGCTAATACAATTACAGCAAATCAGCTTGCTGCTAACACAATTACTGCAGCTGAGATTTCTGCAGGAACAATTACTGCTAATGAGCTTTCATCAAACATTGTTCTGATCAACAATAGAATCACAAGTCAAAACTGGAATGGCATTATTGAGTCTAATGGATCAATTTCAAACATAGGAACAGTTGGTTGGGCTATAACAAGCGCAGGAGAGGCTGTTTTTGATTCATCAAAGATTCGTGGTTCGGTTGCTGCAAACTCTCTATTGACTCCGAACCTTACAATCTCAAATACTGGTGCAATAAGTAGCACCAGTTTTAATGTAACTGCTGGTGGAAATGTCACAGCAACTAACGCAAACATTACTGGAACAATTACATCGGGATCAGGAGCAATTGGTGGTTGGACAATTGATACAGCAAGAATATATGGCGGTTCAACATATCTTTATTCCAATGGCAGTATGGCAATTGGAGCTACAACCATTGCTTCCAATGGTCAAATAACCAATGGTGGTTACACACTTTCAGCAGCTGGAGCATTAACAGCAACTGGTGCAAATGTTACTGGAACAATTAACGCTGATTTCGGAAGAATTGGTGGTCTAGAGTTGAGCGGTTCTGACTTATTCGCTGGAGATTATGTTGGGGATAATTCGTATGGTCAGTATGTAAAGTTAGATTCTGTTGGTGAAATACAGGTTTATAGAAAAGATTTTAATTACGGTATTGGTGAATACTATGTAAGAGTTGACATAATGGGTTCGGAACCGGGAATTAAAGTTCTGGGGACTGCAGATGGATCTTATAATGAAACACGAATAGTATCAAGTTTTGTTTCAACCAAGGATGTGATTCTTAATGGAACATCCCTTATAACTAGATTGGCTGGTAAAGCCAATACTCATTCACACCCCTATGCTTCGGATCCTCATAATCATAGCAACTATGTTGCTACAGCTGGAGACACAATGACAGGTACTCTATTTGGAACTAGTATTGATATGTCTAACAACCTTCGTTATGGGGGGCAGGTTTATTCTGATGCTGCAA